GTAAAGGATTTGTAGAGAGCAGAAATATTGCACAGGCATTGGTTATGAAAGGTGTTGTGTATGTAAATGATAAAAAGGTGGATAAAGCAGGTTCTTTTATTAATCTGGACTCAAGGCTGGAGGTGAGGGATAAATACCTGCATTACATGAAAAATTACCTAATGCAACCACTATGCTGTCACCTTGATAATGTTAATAATTTCTTCAAGCCAACCACAGTGTGGACAAAAGAGTGGGGTATGACCTCCATTAACTTTTGTATCAGGACCTGTGGTTTGTTTTTGTTCAATGTATGGTGTATCATGCTTGTCATTACCTGAACAGTCCATTTGTGATCCTTCGCGATTAAATTTTACACGTCCTGGTTCTTTTGGATTTTTTGACAAATCAACTTGTCCAGTAAAAGCATAGTGAGGTTTTGTGTGATATTTTTTACAACTAACACACGTCCAGTCTCTGGGGGGATAAACTGGTGTTGGTCCAAAGGGATATTTGATTCCCATCTTATCCACCAATTATTGGAGCTGCCAAAAGTTTCTCTCCTGGTGCCATCATAAATCTATCAAGATCAACTTTGTCAATGTCATTTACATTTGCAATTTTATCAAGAGTTTTTTGCCCAGCTTTACCACCATAAAGTATCCATCCTTCTTTGAGTTTTTTTGTAATGTATGATTTTATTTTTTTAACTGCATCAGGATCAGTTGGATCATATTTTCTGTCCTTATCACCAAATCCCTTGGCCATTACCTTTAATGTGAATAGTTGTACTGTCTCACTCAAGTAATAACACTCCTAACTCAACTACAAGATAAACCTCAACTACTCCAACAAACATCCAAACTTTTCGTTCCCAAGGGAAACGAATCATCTCACTAAGAGTCATGTTTCTCAAACAGGGTTACACCTGACCTCACGGCTAGATACTTTGAAAACTTGTTCATATCATTAATAACATCTTTTACAGATTCGGAATTTTTTCCTAATCGTGAAGCCCATCCAAGTATCAATCCTGAAACATATGCCCCATCCATACAAGACATTATTGACTGATCTTTATTTGACAACTTTTTTACTTTCATTACTATTATCTAATAAAGTGTGATTCAACGTCTATTGTATCTAAATCTCTTATTGACTCTAATCTTTGATATCTGAAATCCATCTGGGTCATACTTTGTTTTACCAATCATACAATAGATTATGGACATAACGCTGTCTTTTGGATGGTTCCATTCTTTTTTGGCTTTCTGCCTTGGGTCTTCTTTTGCAATCTCTTCATTGTTTTTATCCAAATCCTTTCGTGTGATATCGCAAAAATCATCAAGCAAAAAATCACACTCCCAATCATTTTTCATTGGAATAATTAATTGCGGTATTGGCTTGCCAAACTCATCTGGTATTGTACTGCCAACAAAATCAACAAAGTTCTGAACTATCTGACTCTTATCTACTGAATAGAATTCCTTTTTCTCCCCGACAGTTGGTGCATCAATTACGTCCTGATTTTTGTGTCGCATTGTTTCTTGTGTAATGTTTCCTGATGTCCAGCATCCTTTGACTCGTCCTCTCCCCAACCCTATTACTTTCTCCCCAAAGGATGTGTATCCGCCATTTTGCATCATAGTTACCTTGTCTTTCCCATATCCTAAATCAGCTACACAAAAGTCGCAACAGTACTGTCTGAAAATCTCAACAAAGTGTGCAGCCTGATCATACTCGTGCTCCATTGGTCTTGAATCAACAAACGCAATCTGATAGCGGTTAGTCTTTCTCCAGTAAATTATTACAGTACCAACAGTTTTAGATGCAGCAGGTCCTGAACCCCAGTCTATTCCAAGAAAGATTAGAATTTCTGTGCCGTACTGTTTTTTTAATTCACTAATCTCTTTTGGAGTTAGGAGTGCTTTGGTATAATCATAACAAGCCTGTACCATCTCAGGAGTAATTGGTCTGCGCATTGCCTTGAAGAAATTCCCATAAACGTGAGCTTGCACGATACTTTTGGGGTTATACTTTTCTTGAAACTCTATAGAGTTCTCAGGTCTTGTCTTGTAAAGACTAACTGCATCATGTATCGTTAATGGAATTCGAGCAAAGATTGTTTGGGGCATATGATACCCTCGATATTCCTTGTTCTCTGGTTTTTGTGCAACCCATTTTCCTGATACAATCTTTTTTGGATTCTTATTTTTTAGATATCCTGCTTTATCAAATTTTAATTTCTCTCGCCAATTTGGATCATCAAATACCCATTCTCTCTGGTCTGATTTTTTCCACAACTTGTACCATTCAGAGCCTGCTTCCCCACCAATTCCTAAATAGTAACACTGGCCCTTTGTCTGCGTCATGGAATATAGTGCTGCTGCTCTAAACTGCAACTCCTGATACTGGCATTCATCATACACCATTAGCCAATTAGTCATTCCCTGGACGTTATTGTACTCGTTCTCATCAGTCCTAACATACACTACAGAATTGTTTGTAAGATTGATTTCCCCAACATTGGCTCTACCATGCATTAAAAATGGCGTAAGCATATCATTTCTTAACATTGTATCTTTACGAAATCTTTGTTTAGACCATGCAGAGACACGGTCTTCCCTATCTACGATATATGTTACCTCTACATTATCATGAGATGTTGCGTAACAACCAATGATGTCAGTACCAAATGTTGATTTGAATGTCTGTCTCCCATTAACTACTACGATATTTGGTGACTTGTCTTTGTACACATCAACCCAGAAAGGCTCCCACTCAAAGTTGCGCTTTACATTACCAACATATGGTCGCGCTTTTTTTATCCATTCTAAATTATCAGTTGGCAGTTGTGGTGTTAGTATTTTTTTTTTAGATGGTGTTACAACTTTTTCTGCATCTTCTAACTTTCTCTCAAAAGATGATGACACATTATTTACCCCATACTATAGGTTTCTTTTCTGAATTATTTTTTAACTTCTTTTCAATTTCTGCTAGTCTCTTTTCATGATCATATGCTTTTGCAAGACCTGCATGAACTTGTGCCATGTAACCCATAGAACCTGAAATTTTACTAAGATCTGTAATCTTTTCTTTTGAAATGTCTTCTCCCTTTATGTAATCATCAAAAAGTTTCTTGTATGCTAAAAAAACTTCACCAACACTTTTGTACATTTTTTCTGTAGTGTTTGATTTTGAATTGACCAATGGATTGGAGCATTTTTTTCAAATAAAGGTATTATCTCGTTTAAGATTTCTTAAAGGTCATGTATTTATGCTGATAATTTCTAAAAAAAATCGGTAATAACTTGATGGAGAGTAACACTTGGCAATGTGTTTAGGACACAGATTTGGAACTAAATGCTATCATAGGTCACGCTGCACACAAAAGCGCGTAAACTGGGAAAAGTGGCAGCTGTGTCACAAGTGCGCAAGAATTTTACATCCAGATTTTTACAAAGACAAAAAGAATCATGGAGTTCGTACAGTTACAGAAGGCAAGTATAGTAAAGTTCCATTTGGAATTGTTGAAATGCCTGAGATAGAATAAATACCTTTAATCATTAAACCCATTTTCTATCATGACAAAAGAACTTGCTGCTGGACTAATGTACAGACCAACTGCAATAGATCGTGATGGAACTGATGTATTTGTCGTTGAGCAATACAATCACAGAGTATCTAAATGGAATTTTCTTCCAGCTGCAACGCCTCCAGCTAATTTTGTTTTCACATTAGATGCTACTTGGGGAAGTAACGGTGATGGCACAACAGGCGGTCCTGGAAGAACAACAGCAACAGATGATACTAATTTTAATTTTCCAACTGGAATTGTAGTTCTTGCTTCTGAAAATCGAATATTTGTAACTGATACTCTAAACCATCGAATTAGAGTTATCAATTTAGCTACTGGAGCATTTGTTGATTCTATTGGAACTCCTGGAACTGGAAACGGTGAACTGTACCGCCCAACTCATATTGCTGATGCTCAACCTACTGGCATATTGACAGTGGCTGATTCTAGAAATCACAGATTTTCAACATTTAATGACACAACTTTTGCCTTTTTAGGAAATGCTACTCCACCAGCTGAAGGATTTCACACACCTCATGGAATAAAACACAATGCTACTAATGTTGAATTTTATTATTCTGATCTTATTCGAGGCAAACTATTCACTTATGATGCTACTGATGGAACAACTCCTGCTGCTCCAACTACTATTGGAACTCCTGGAACTGAATCTAGTGTTCCAAACGAACTTTTCTATCCTGGCTCTGCAAGTGGTTCTACTGGAACAGCTGGTGATTCCTTTCTTACTGACACTAGAAACAATACAATTAAAGAATTCACAGCAGCAGGTGTAGTTTCAGATAGGCTTACAGGGGAAGGTACTACAGAGGGAACGTTTTATTTTCCAGATGATACCCTTGGATTTGCACAAACAGGCAGTGACTATATCTTAGTTTGTAATACGCTAAATAACAGAGTTGAAGTTTTTAATCGTGTAGATGATACATTCCAAAATACATTTGGTTCTCCTACACCTGTACTTCCATAATCATAATACCTTTAATTCATGAAACAGCTTTTTTTTGTTGGCCTTTGGTAATCGAGTCAGAAATGGTTTAGCTAAACTTCTTTCCACTGAACCAACTCCATCAAAAAGATACCATGCAAACAAGATGGATCTTAACAGAACAAAGGCAATGATGGAGAGTCCTTTATTATCTGAGTTGGTGCCAGGGCTATCACAACCAGTTTGGGGGCCTGAGATAAGTACGGTTGGTGCATATTCTAGAGAAGGTTATACATCTCGTTCATTTGATGTACCACAAGTTCCATTTAGAATACAGGCTAATGCACTTGGACAAGACGAGGATGTGCAGCTTGCAATTAATGACTTGTCCTCAAAAATTACAGGAGGTCAGCACTACATCAAAGGAGACTCTGAGAGTTTCATAGAATACATGGAGGACTTTACACATAATCTACACTTTGATACTTTTGATACAGAACTTGTAAAGGAATTACTTTGGTATGGTAATTCTGTTTGGAAACCTCGGATGGGGATTAGAAACGTTCATGACTTTCATGATCTTATGCATATACCAATTTCATCATTTGTGAGAATATGGTGGGATAGACAGAGAGTAGAATACAAGTACGAGTTTCGTGGAGCACAATACCAAGGGTATCATAATCCAGGAGAGATTTTACATTTCAAATGGAATCCAGTTGATGCATCAGTGTTTGGTACAGGCTTTGGAGTATCAGTTACATCTACACGAGAATTTACAATGCCATTATCAGGTGAGGATTCAGTTGACTTGCAACTACCATCAATGCTTGATAGAAAATACGGAACACAGTTTATTATGCAAATGGCTGAGCAACGATACATCAGTAGAAACGTTTGGATAGCTGATGGTGCATCAGCTGATCAAAGAGCTCAGTTACAACAAAACGTAGAGAATGCACAAATTGGACAAGATATTATTTCAGGAACTAATGTAGAGGTAAAAGAGTTAGGATCACAGGCTAGAAATTTCAACCCAGCACAATTTGCAGACATTACACAAGGACCACTATTCAAGGCACTCAATGACTTTAGAGGAAAACAAGCTGGTGAGTCAACTCATACATTTGCAAATGCTGAACGTGCAGCTCTTTTAGATGAATTGGGATTAACTGCATTTCCAATTTCAGTACGTGAGCAACTAACTGAAAAATTATTCAAACCTTGGTATGATTCACACCCATTTTATGATGTGGCATATCTTGGCGGAATGATTCCAGTACCTTGGCATATGGGACGCTTTGATCTAAACTTTGGCCAGGTAGAAAAGAAAGATGTTGCAGTACAAGACATGATAAAATTAATAGAGTTATACCTTCAATCACCCGTTCCAAAAGATCCTAAACAGATTCTTAAATTGTTTGAGCAGGCAGGACTTCCAATTGATGAGGATTATCTAGTTACAATTGATAATTACTATAACGATCCGCATGGACAGGCAGCAATGGGTAATTTACAGCCAACTAGTGATGCTGCCACTCCAGGATATCTACCAACTGCAGACATTGGAGGTGGACCAGTCTTTAATGATCAAGTGATGGGTGCTCCCCCAATGGATAATCCAATTTATGATAGTATGATGCAAGATGTGAGAGGTACTGGAAATCCGTTTGTTCCAACTAATTATCGACAATCAAACCAATCTCAATACTGGGGAAATGGCAGGGATTACGAATAGGTGAAATGAAATGAATCCGTTTGATGCAAGTGATAATAACCCATTTTGGTTTGGTAGTTCTGCAACTACATCGACTGCAAATCTTACATTTACTACAGCTAGTACAGACGCCTTTACATTCACTGTAAATGGGACACCTTATCATCCAATCATACCTGACAAAAACTGGATGCCATACAAATATGTGGAATATGAACCAAAATGGCACAAAAAGTTTGCAAGATATAAACTACAAATGCAAAGCATGTGGGATTAAAGAATGTCTAAAAATGCTCCACTAAAACCAAATTCTAACGGATGGATAGTATCTCATAAATGGACTGCTGCTGGATATAGATATGATCTTGATTAAAAATACCTTAATTCTATGATTGCAATAATCTCTGTTGCCTGCAAAATTAGATAGATGTGTATCTGATGTAAAAGCTAAAGGGGATGTAGAGAATCCTTGGGCAGTATGTAATGCATCTATTGGAAAAGAAACTAAAGAACATCACAATCCTTTAGATATTCCATTTGGTTATGAAGTAAATGAACAAATCAAAGAAAAAATAATTCAAGAAAAAGTTAACGCTAACAGACAAGTTCCAGTTTTTAATCCTCCACTCAAAGTAGGTAAGATAGAACCTCAAATTAACAAAACCACAAAAGGCATTGGTGGATTAGAGGGGCAAATAGGAAAGCCAGTGAAAAACCCAAAGCCTTCTTTTCTGTGGAAAGATATTCTTGATTCTCAATTGAAGAAAAATGTCAAGGAACCAAACATCTAGAGAAGCACTATGTGGCAACTGTAAATATTTTGTTGCAGGTGGATTGTGTGAATTGGTACGAGGTCAGATTAATTCAAAAGCAACTTGTGACTTGCATGAGTTTGGAAATCCTAAACCAATTGATACAGAAGTTAGTCCAACTCACACAAAAAGTGAGACAAACTACAAGCCAGGATTTATGACAGAGACTATTCCAAGTACTGGAGATGTTGCACAAAAGGCAATTCAGATGGAGCATGAATTATTGTCTCGAGGAATTCCTGAAAATGAAGTAACAAGAGCAGTAATTGATTACTTTTCACAAAGAGAGCCACCTGCTGCAATGCCTTGGCCTGGACCAGTAACAGGACTTGACTTGGCAGCACCAATTAATGATACTATAGTACCTGACACTGGCACTCCAATAACTGACTTTACGGGACTACCATCAGATACACA